TCAAATTCATCTTCTTTGCGGCGTAACCACACTTCAACGGTTTCTTCCACATCATGGCGGCAATATGTCACCGTTTCCTGAATCTCCGCTTCCGTCAATGGCCGGTCAATATCGAAGGGAACGGTGGTTTCTTTGATCGAATGGCCCATGAAGGCTTCCAACGCTTTCAGGCTGATAGGCGGATTGGGCATCACATCATAATTGATCAGGGGGTAATTCCTGAACAGTGTGGAAAACCTGTAACCCGGTTTATCCTCCACAATGATCCAATCATTCACCAGCTTTGGATTGAACCCACACAGAATTCCTTTCAGGATGTATTGGTCATAATTTCGGCTGTTGTAACCGGCCCAAATTTCCCCTTTGTGGCGTTCATAGAACCGTTGAAGCTGATCAGGGTCATTGATGATCACAATTTCCTTCTTGGCGTTCAGGTCGATCAGGACAACCAACCAATCATATTTGAAAACCTCAAAGTCATAAAAGATCATCATTTCACCCGCTTTCTAAATACTCTTGCTGAATCAGTTGAAACACCACCGCCACGGGAAGGCTTCAGCATTGGTGGCATAGTGGCCGGGGCGGGTTCACCCCGGCCTAAAGTGTCTTTTAGGACACTTCTATTGTAAAAAATTTTGGCCGATTATTCAACCTCGAAAACTTCATCAACGGTGATGGAATTGAAACGGGAATCATCATAATCCACCGCATATTCCAGAACACCGTCAATGGCTTCAGCCACATCAAGAACAAGCTGGGAAAACTGCTTGTAGCTGGTGAAGCTGATAGCAACACCGGATTCCAGCTTCTCCAAGAATCCCATAGCGGAAGCAATCATGTTCTTATCGTTCTTGGTGCCGTACAGAACACGGTTCATGAAAAGGCGCTGGTTCTTGTACTCACCGGAAAGGATCTTGAAGGACACAGCCAACATAGGGCGGTTGGGATCGGCCTTGGTTCCCTTGATCTCCATGCTTTCCAGCTTCACTTCATACTTGCCAGCGGGAATGGTGGGGAAATCACCGCCGCCGTTCTTCTTTGCTTCCTCCACATCAGCCTGAAGGCCCTTCAGGTCAACGCTCTTGTCGATCTTATCAAAATCAATAGCCATAGTTTTTTACCTCCAAAAAAGTTTTTATATTTGGTTGGAAATGATGGTTCCAATTTCTCTGACGGAATGGGTGATCTTCTTTCGATCAATGCGGGAACCTTGCAGAACCTTTGTGATTGCTTCAGTTTCCGCCTGAATATCCTGAAAGGCTTTCCGGTTGCTATCAAGGGTAGCTTCATAGGAAGTCAGATCGGTTTCAATTTTGGCCGTGGTGTAATTGGCGGCGGAATCAAGCTGTTCCACATATTCACGCAACCACCGGGCCGAATCAAAACCCATGTGCTGATCCACAAGTTCAAGGAAATCTTCAAACTTGAACAGTGTTACCGGCTTCCCGTCCTTCAGGCTGATCACGAAGGGGCAAGGGTTTATTTTCTTCATGCTTCCTCACGCTTCTTTCGGGTGCGGCGGGGCGGGTTTACATCCATCTTGGGGGCGGGTTCTTCAGCCTTGGGGCGATCCCACAGGGGGCAACCATCGGGGCCGCCTTCTTTGGTGCAACAACCGGCATCGGTCAGGCACTTACACAGGGGGATTTCGGGGTTGTCCTCATGCTGTTTCATGATACGGTCAGCATCAGGGCAAGCGGGATATTCTACCGGCCCGGTCTGTTCCTCCGGTTCCTCGTCACCCTCCCAAGGGGGATTTTCACCTTCAGGGGCAACAGGAACTTCAGCGGGTGCCGGGGCTTCTTCCGCCTTGGCCTTTCGTGCCTTTCTTCCGGTGCGCTGTTCGCCGCTGTCAGCTTTTTCAGGTGCGGGGGTAGTAACTACATCACCGGCACGCTGAACGGCACCAGCGGCCTTCTGATTGGCTTCTTCATACACTTCACAGAAGTTGGCGTAGGAAAGGGGGATTTCCTTGTTGCGAACGGTCAAGCGCCCACCGCCAAAGATCACTTCAGAAGTCTTGAAGGAAAGCACCCGTTCATTATCATCCGCCACGATACGGGCCACAAGATCCACCATGCCGGCAACCTTATTGGCAACCTTATCCTGAAGATTGGGTTTGATGGAACTGATCTTATCGCCGCTTTTGCGGGTCAGATCACGGGTTCTGTCCTCATGGCTGATCAGGATGATGTTTTCATAATCCAGATTGATCAGGCGCTTCAGGGTGTTCAGGAATTCACTTCTGACCATATCCCAAGCCCGGAAAGAATCATCAGATTCATGCTTCCAGCCCTGACGATCACAGATGAACACCCGGCAGGCTTCATAAACATCTTCCAAAAGGTCAACCACAATGGTTTTGAAGTCATTCTGTTTCTTTTCCAGCTCGGTAACAGTGTCATTGAACACTTCCCACGCAAGCTGACGCTTGGTGATTCTACCTTCAACGGTAACGGTGTCACGAATGGCAATGTAAGGGGCATCCACAAACTTGATATTGCCATCAGTGTTCAGCATCAGCGGATCAGGGAAAGCATTTGCAAAGAAGGTCTTTCCGCTGAAAGGTGCGCCATACACCCAAATAACCTTCTTTTTGGTGGCGTTCAGATCACGCCGTTCATTCTTGGGAAGTAACATATAATCCCATCCTTTCTGACAATATTCTTCATACTCACACCACCCGCAAAAGTGGTTTGGGTTCTTGGGGAAATCCGTGGATTCAACCATGTGTTTCACATCGGTCAGGAAATCCACGATCTTCAAAGGCTCATAGTCAATGAAGCTGATAGTGGGTTGGGCGTTCTTCAATTCTTCACGCAAACGCTCACGGAACTGAAGAAGGGTTTCTGTTTTCTTCTGCCTGATCTTGGGCTTGGGGATGAACAGGAAAGCCATGTTTCTGATCCGGTGGCCCGGATGGGTCAGTTCATACCAATACTTGTATTCATGAAGCTGACCGGATTCAAGGTAACTGCCAACATTGTTGGAATACTTGAAATCATACAGATCAAAAACCTGAACATCTTCACCCCATGGGTTATTAAAGGCGTTTTTCGCCATCCATCCCATGGGAACAAGGTAATCCATGAACCCAATGAAATCAGCGTTTCCAATGGGAAGTTCAAACTTTCCACCGGGCGGCAACAGGGCCTTTGCCTTGGGAATCAGGGCTTCCAACTTCATCATTTCATTCACATGATCATCCGTCAGGATCGGGAAGCTGTTCTGATAGAATTCAAGGGCTTTTTCCACGCCTTCTTCAATGCCGGTATGTAATGCCGTTCCCAAGATCAGGGCATTATCAGGATCAGTGTTTGGGATCGTGTCTATACCGGCCACATATCGCATTTGGTATTTGAAAGGGCATCGGTTAAAGGTTTCAACTCTGCTGTGTGACACTCGCATGATTTCACCCCCTTCACAATTTTTTTGAAGTTTTCAAACCCTTCAGGGTAAAGGACAAAGCCAAAGCACCCGGAACGGTTGATTTGTCTGATATTGCGCTTCTGAAGTGCTGAAGGAATTCCATCAGAAGCCTTCAGTTCTACTTCAAGGGAAATACCGTTCACGGTGATCTTCATATCAGGAAGGCCGCTTTTGGTGTAGCGCCCACCGCCCCAACGCTTTTCCCAATACCCACAGGGCGGAAGGGTCATTTTATCTTCAGGGTGGCCCAAGGGATAAATCCCTTCAGATTCCAACCAATCCTTCAAGCGGGTTTCAAAGTTTTTTTCACCGGCCATCAGGAATCACCAGCTTCCGCTAAATAATTACACCATTCCAAGAAGGCACGAAGTAGCGGGTTTGTATTTCCCTGATCGGCCCAACCAGCAAAGCCAATGAACCCATCCCGGTTGAAGCTGATACATTCACGGCGGGTGAAGTAATGGGCGTTCATGTATATGTAACATTCCGTTATGCTCCCATTGCTTTTCTTCTTCATGTCAACCTTCTTGCTCAATGTCATGGTGACAGAAGTTTCACCGGCCTTGTTGGATTTCTTCAATTCCTTCTGAAGCATCATGCAAAGGATCAGAATGTCACCTTCATGAACGCTGTCATAGGAAAGGCCACGGTTTTTGAAGAACTCCCTTGCTTCATTGGTGGTGCATACGGGTTCAAAACCTCTGCAACTCATGACTTATCCCCTTTCAGGGTGATCTTCACATAACCGGCCTTGGCGCTGATCTTGGTGCAATCGGCATACACATCAGGGTATTTCTTCTTCAGCCTTGCACTATCCACGCTGGTTGCCGTGGTAGGCTCCACCAAAGTAAGGTTCAGAACATCGGATTCAAATTTCTTGATTCCGTATTTGGTCATAGCTTCCAACAGGGCGGCTTTCATTTCCTTTTCCTGTTCCTCAATGGCCTTTTTATGGGCGGTCAGGGAAGCAATAGCGTTCAGGGTGGCAAGCTGGGAAGATCGGAATTCCTGAAGGCCGGTTTCTTCATCAAAGGTGCTTTCACCACATTCATTGGGGTGTTCCACACAGGATTCCGGGCATTTTTCCCCGGCTTCACCCCATTCCGGGCAGTTGCGGCAACAACCGTCAAACTTCCCCAACGGACAAGTGTTCTTGCATTTGATCATTTGCGGTTTCCTCCTCTACATAAACATTGGCGAATTTAAGGCCGAATTCACAGGCCGCTTCATGGCTGTCAAAGTAAATATCAATCACCTTGTTATCATACTTTTCAGCAACCCAAGAAGCTGTTCGATCCTGAACTATGTAAGTTCCCAAGCCTTCAACTTCCACAACCGTTCCAAACGGAAGGGGTGAAGCACAGGAAACACCGGCCACAAGTTCAATTCCAGCGGCACCAACCACGATCCCACCGGGCCGGTTCTTGGCCCATTCACCACAGCACTTTTCACAGGCACAATAGGCGGTGATCCGGTATTCACCCAAGCACACCTTTTCAGGGGCGCTTTCTTCAGGTTCCGGGATCACAGGATCAGGGGGAAGCGTTACGGATGGAAGAATGGTGGTCATTACTTCCGGGGCCGTATCGGGTACATGGATTTCTTCAGCGTTGGCGGTCAACTTTCCAACCACAAACCCAATAATAAATCCCATCAGAAGGGCCACGGCGAACATTCTTCTAAACCGCTGGTTCAATCTTTTGCGGCGTTCTTCACGCCGTTTCAAATTTTCTGAATAGTTCATCGTTATAGTCCTTTCTCATGTTCAAGGTGGTCAGAATGTTTTCTTCCACCGTTCCGGGGCAGATCAACAAGTAATAGAAACAAGGCTTTTCCTGACCAATGCGGTGAATCCGCTTTTGGCTCTGCTCCCACAGTTCCCAACTTTCCGGAAGGCTGAAGTAAATGATCTTGTTTGCCTTCTGGAAATTGCCGCCCATGGCCCCGGATTGATACTGAATGAAGGTCACTGAATTGGATTGGTAATTGTAGGCAGTCAGATCCTTGGTATGCCCGTTCTGAATTGACACAGGGCGGTTCATCCCCTGAACAATGCGCCGCATCCGTTCCATTTCTTCTGTGAAGTTATAGAACACAATCAGCCGATCTTCTGTACTTTCCACCAAATCCCGGAAGGCTTCATAGCGGTAAGGATTAAACAGGCCGCAAAGCTGACGGGAATACAGGCGGCGGGTCAGGCTGGTATCACCAATCAATTCCCGCTTACAGTGTTCATTGGAACCCCAAAAATCTGAATCCAGTTCAAACGCCTGAAGGTTGCTGGTGTCGATGTTCACCACCCGATCATTCCAGAACTTCCAGTATTCCGGGGAAGGTTTGGTTTTCACTTGGATCAGGTTCTTGGTGGGAAGATCAATACCGGCATCATCGGTGGTCATGAACACGGCCCCATGGTCAGCCAGCTTCTTTTTCAGCCGGTCAACATTTTTGTAACCGGTGATCTTTTGCCGCCAAAAACCATCTTCTTCAACCCATTCAGTAACAATGTACTGTTTATAGAAAAGTTCCTTACTGATCTTCCAGCCCAACAGTTGGCATTGGCTCCACAGTTTTTCATACTTCCCGCCCGTAGGTGTGCCGGAAAGAAGAATCACATTATCCGGGGCCAACCCAAGAACGAATTTGGAACGCTTGGCGTTTTCGTTCTGGATCAAGGAACTTTCATCTAACATCAGTGTGAAGTGGGTCAAAGTTTTCAGGATCTTCCGCCTGAAGGTCAGTTCATAGTTGATCACGCCGATCATCAAGGTTGGAACTTCACAAGCGGCCTGTTCCATGAAGAACTTGAATTCCTTGGGCTTGGTCAGATCAAACACACAATTCCGGGTGTAAAAAGTCTGAAAATGTTCAACCCAATCAGGAACCTTTGAACACTGACAAACCACAAGATTGATCCGGGCGTTCAGCTTCATCAGCTTTTCCGATCCCACGAAGGTTTTTCCAAGGCCCATATCCAAATAGTAGGCGCAACGGTTATGGGCTTCCGTCAGATCAAGGGCTTTTTGCTGGTGGCCGAATAATTGAACCGCCGTCATGCTGTCAGCCCAAAGAATTCATTGAACTGTTCAGCGCCCACATAATCACGGAACTTGGAAGGGTTGATGTAATAGTTCCAGTTCTCACCGGTGCCGGGAACCGCATTGCCAAAAGGCAGAAGGCCACGCTGAAGGCCGATTCTGACAAACTGATCAGACTTGCCAAGGCACCGGGCGGCATCCTTCACGGTGATCCGCTTATTGGGAACCGGAATATCCTTCACGGGGGCTTCCGTGTACCCCATCAGGAAATCAAAGGTGGTGCCGGTAATATCGGCCAGAACCTTGATTCTATCGGGGCCGGGGGTGTTCTTACCGGAAAGGTATTGGCTAATTGCGGCCTTGGAAGCGCCGCTTTTCTCGGAAAGGGTGGATTGGTTCAGGTTCGCTTCAGCCATGGCGAACTTCAAACGCTCTGCAAATGTTTTCATGCTTCTTTAACCTCCTGTATCTTTTTTCTTAATTCCCGGTGAAATTCACGGGTGTTTATTGGTAGGCCAGCGGCCAAGCGTTCTTCTTCAAAGGCAAACCGGATTTCCAGATCATCCACAGAAAAATCAGCCCGGAAGGTTCGCCATGTGCGGTGTTCCATATCCAACAGCTTTGCCCACAGATCGGGAAAATGCTTTCGCAGATTTCGCAGTTCTTTAAGGCTCTGTAACGGGCAACACCAGCAAGAAACACGGTGGAAAATCTCATACAAGCCGCCCCAATCAAAGCCGTGATCATAACAGTATTGAAGGCAATAGGCTTCATCCCAACCCCATTCAACCAATGGATGTTTGTGTGTGGGATCTTGGTTGTGATCACGCTGAAGGCGGTATTCTTCATCAGCGGCAAGGCCGATCAACTGAATAACCAAATACTGTTCCCGCAACTGATTCAAATACTTGTTGATGATCCGGGTTTTCAGTTCAGCGGTACACCATCGGGCTTTTGGCCCCGGCCAACTTTGCCCCTTCTTATCCTGAAGATCAGGATTGTGGCGCTTGGGTTCGTAGTCGAACATATGCCATTCAAAGGATTTAGGGTTCTGAACCCGTGTGAACTTGATACCGGCATCCGTGAAGATTTTTTCAAGCCGGTTGATATGCTCCACCATGGCGGGGAATTCCATCCAAGTGTCACAGTACACCACTTCATGAAGGGGGTATGTGACAGGATCAACCGTGTGGCGCTTCAGCCATTCAAGGCCAAGGGCGGTGGAATCTTTGCCGCCTGAAAGGGATAACACCCAATATTCAGGTCGGGGGGGGGTATTAGGCGCATACATCTTCAACCCTCCCTTACTGAACCTTGAAGGTGACTTCATGGCCGGGGTTTTCGGCAATCAGCTTGGCTTTCAGATCATCAACCATCATGTTATTGTCAAGGGCCGCTTGCACCACATCCACCAGCTTCTTCCCGTCAAGATAGGCCCAAACGGTTTTCCGTTTTCTTCTCATTTAGATTTCCTCCTGAAATTCAACATTACATTCAGCACAGATTACCCGAACTTCCTTGGTGGCCCGGATGATC